ATTAACCGTAAAGATGCTACGGATGGTACAACTACAGTCAATATCCTTGGCCACGAGTTCGTCCACTTTATCCAGAAGAACCACTCCGACCTCTACGACTTCTTGAAGTCAGACATCGGAGAGTCCATGACCTTGGATAAGGTTAAAAAGCAAGTGGCTAAATATGAAGCAGACCCAGAGTACCAAAACAGAATAATGAATGACCGAGACCTCCTAATCGAGGAAATGTTGGCCGATGAATCAGGCTCGATATTCACGGACATGCAATTCTGGAATAACCTAGCGGCTAAGGACAAATCACTAGCTAAAAAGCTATACAATCTACTCAAAGACTTTTTAGAGCGAATCCTAGGCACTAAAATGGGCTCAGGCAACTTGGATGTTCTCACAGAAATGCAAATAATAGAGTTCCAAAAGAGGCTAGAGGGTGCTACTATCGAGGTCATGAAACGTGCGGAAGCTCCGGTAGTTAAGGCAGCTCCAGTCGTCAAAGCTGTTAAGGCAGAGCCTGTCAAGGTGGAGCCAGTGGTTGGTGCAGAGCCAGTGGTTGGTGCAGAGCCAGTGGTTGAAGCAGAGCCCGTGGTTGAACCCACTAAGGCAGAGACAGTGGTTGAAGCAGAGACAGTGGTTGACGCAGAGCCCGTGGTTGAACCCACTAAGGCAGAGACAGTAGTTAAACCTACTAAGGCCCCAAGACCTAAAAAGAAAAACGTATATCCCGATGGTATAACCGACGAGGACATAGTAGACCTAGCCGAGATAATGCTAAACACCGTAGAAAAAGGCCTAAAAGGCGAGACGCTCCCCATAATAGGGGACGATGGATATATTGAAGGATGGTATGGTAATAACCGTACTTTGAGTCCTCTTGTGGAAGAGTTGGCTAAAAGATACCCAGACCAGATTAGTGAGCGCGAGGACCTAATACGTGTACTAAAAAACGTTATCAAAGACTACAACTACCCATTAGCTAAAGAGGCAAAAGCCTTCATAATCGAGAAGCTACAGAGCGGATACACTCAAGACGGAGTGGCCATACCCTCCATAAAAGTTCGCACATTAGCTCAAGAGATTTCAGTCAAGATGGACCTGTCAGTAGACAGCCTAATGGAGTTCCCTCTTGAAGAGCTGCTAGAAATGAAAGCAGAAATGGACGAGAAGTATTCCATCCGTACAGACACCGAAGCGTTTAAGTCATGGTTTGGGGATTCAAAGGTAGTTGATGAAAACGGAAAACCCTTAGTAGTTTACTCAGGTCACGCCAACACCGGTTTATACGGGGGTGCTTTTAACCCTAAAAAAGCTACGGCAGGGGCGTTTTATGCGACAGCAGATACAGACATAGCATCTAGCTACGCCACTGGTAAGATGGGCAACTTCGAGGCCTATACCAACGGAGACCAGTACCGCATAGGCGGAAAGAAACTAGACTCGATTATACTAACAAAAGAGCAGAAACAAAAGGCAGAAGCCTTCACAGGCGAAAGTCAAGGCATGACATTAGACAAGTACATAGCTGAAAACGCTAAGTACGACAGAGAGGTAAGGGTTTGGGGGATAAGACCTAATAACCTACAGACTTACTTTTCCTTCTACGACTACATGGGTGGTACCATATCGTATGATAATCATGATATAAAGAACCAATTTGAAGCACAGACTAATAGCGAGTTCGAAAACATGCTAGACCTATTAGGCCTAGACTGGAAGAGCTTTGAAAAGAGTCAGCCCGGGGTTATACCAATATATTTGAATATTTGGAACCCTATCGACACTAGCGAGCGTTTTCCGGGAGCTCTTCTTGCTGCACTAGAGGCAAAAGCTAAGACCGAGAGGACACAAAAATGGCAAGAGGACGCACACTGGACTAAACACTACTCAATGAAATCTTGGGTAGAGTTGATAAAAAAGGGTGACGAGTTCTGGGCAACACAGATACCTAAAAAAGCCCTGCCTATCATAAAGGAGTTTGGCTACGACGGTATTAAAGACACTGGCGGTAAAATGGGAGGAGACCAGCACGCAGTATGGCTTGCATTTACGCCAAGTCAGATTAAGTCAGCGATAGGCAACAAAGGCACGTTTGACCCTACTAAAAACGATATGCGCTACTCTATAAAGCCTATGGCCGGACAAATAGCACTTAACCTTGGCTTAGACGCTAAGTCGGCACAACTAGGCGCAGAGGCGCTATTCGGCTTAAACGAGACGTTCAAGGCAGACCTAAAGAGTCGCTTCATAGCTAGAGCGTTCACGAGAAAATTCATAAACACTGGAATGGTAAACCATATAGGCGAAACCGTTTCGAGCCCAGAAGAGTTAGCAGTATTAGCTCAAATCTATAGAGACCCACGCTTCGAGACTTTCCGCGTATTCTTCGTGGATAAGGACGACAAGATAGTATTATATACCGGTGTATCCTCTAAACTACCTAATGCGACCTCTTTAGTGGAAGGTGACACAAACGAGTACGTCAAAAAAGTATATGGATACGCTCATAAAGCAGGCGCAGTAGGTTACTACCATTTACACAATCACCCAAGCGGAAACCCTACGCCAAGCCATCAGGACATAGCAGCAGCCGACAGCTTCAACAAGGGTGTAGACTGGTTAGATTTCAAAGGCAGTGTAGTTATCAATAGCAACAGATACGCTACAATGCTACCAGACGTAAACGGAAATATCGTAACAGATGTAAAGTTTATACCGAATGTGACTAAGGACCTTTTACTTACACCAGAGCTACCACACTTAAACCTAGGAGTAAAGCTAGACTCTTCAAATGTAATAAAGATATCCAAGGCGTTAAAAGCACCAAAGGGATACTCGACTATCATTTATGCAGACACAAAGATGCAGATACGCTCGATACAAGAGGTGCCGACGGCAGACGTACAAACGATAGCAAGTCTCAAGAAGCATATTGGTAAATACGCCTTGAACGAAGGGGGAACACATCCAGTCTTCGTGGCAGAGACCGAGTTAGTGTATTTGAACGCCAAGGCATTGATACCTGAGGGGTATTTCGTAGATGCTTTATTCTTCGACGGAGCCAGAATATCACAAGGCCGAGACACGACAAGTCCAGACCCTATGAAGATAAAAGACTGGATGGGTAAAGAAGCCGTAGGCGTATCGGTATGGGAGGATAAGAAGTCCCTAGTCAGACCCGAAAACATTTACAAGCCTAGGTCAGAGTGGACGAGCCTCGAAGAACTAATGGCAGAAATGGGTATGAAGCCAACGACAAAAGAGTACGACGACTACCTTGCAGCAAAGGAGATAGAGGATAAGGAAAGATACGCTAGAATGGAAGCCGACAAACAACAGGGCATCAAGGAGTTTAAAGCCCTTAATATGAAGTTCAGTCCAATAAAAAGGTCCACAAAGACGAGCTATCCTTACTTCAAGACTGACAAAACGGGGATGTCATTCTACGATAACTTTTTCACGGACCCAGATTACATGAGCAGGTCCAAAGGGTTAAAAGGCTATATAGCCGATATGAGCCCGAAAGAATACCTAGACCGGGTAGCGGTAGAGATATTCAAGACAACACCCGCTAGGTCCTTACGTGCAGTTGACATGGGCCTTGTGAAAGAGTACGCCGATAAAATGAAGGCCGGGGAAAAGTTCACGACGCCAATGTTAAACTATGCAGAAATGTCACAGGAAGGCCGACACAGAGCTATGGCCGCCCAAGAGCTTGGAGCCGATAGTATACCCGTACTTGTGGTAGAAAACACGGACAAGTTCAAGATTAGAGCCTATCACGGTACGCCTCACGACTTCGACACCTTTACTACCGAGAAGATGGGTACAGGGGAAGGAGCACAGGCCTATGGCTGGGGGCTATACTTCGCCGGGGATAAAAGGGTGGCTGAGTGGTACCGTGATAACTTAACAAAGAAAGACGCCAAGCCAAAAATATCAGGTGTGCAAAAAGACGGTACCGTTATCAAAGACCTTAGAGCAATTGCCTACATGGCAGGCGAGCACGCGGATAACTTCTACCAGCAATATGTGAATAATGATAATAAAAAGATTGACGGCCTAACACTAAACGATTTAATAGACGTAGTATCAATGGAGCTTGAAAACAGAGTAGAGGCGAAAGACAACCTAGAGGAGATATACCGAACATTTCGAGCACTTTTAGTGGAGAGAGGAGTATATGATAAGGTACTAGACGATTTCGATATGCTAGTAAAACATGAATGGCTAGAAGATGTGTACTATTTTGTAGAAACCGAGTTATACTCCGACGAGGACGATACATTATATCAAAAACTCCGGGAGTACGCAAACGAGGTAATCGGTGAATACACAGACATTGAGTCAAGAAATGTGTATGACCATATATCCGAACTATCCGAGTTTTTAATGCGCCTAGAAGAGTTTGAGAGTGTAACAGTTAAAGCTCCAAGTAAAGGAAAGCTATATACCGTGGACCTAGCCCCAGACCACACAGACATGCTAGACTGGGACAAATCGTTTCCAAGGCAGTCGGACAAGGTTAAAAAGATATTATCCGATTATGCAGAGGATGCAGAAGCCAGAACGAAGAAATACAAAGATAGGCTATGGAAGTTTGAAGATAGCCTAGAAGCTAAATACGGCGACGATTGGATGGACAAGATAACCGACAAAGAGGCGCTGCTTCGAGAAGTACTGTATCGTCGTATAAACCAGCACAAGACTGGGCTGCTAATTGCTAGGGGCATAGAATTGGACTACAGCGGAGAGGCCTTCTACGACAGAGTCAGGATGGAAAAGAACAATAAGCAAGAGAATGCCTCAGCGTTTTTCAGAGACCTAGGAATACCGGGCATAGTGTACGCAGACGGCAACACTAGACACAGTGCAAAAGATAAAAAGTACAACTACGTTATCTTCGAGGATGACTCAATAGAGGTGGTCGAAAAGAAGTCAGTAAAACAACCTTCTGTCGAGATAAACTTCAAAGAAAACCAAAAAGTCAGTAAAAAGGACATGTTTAAAGACATTTACAGACATGTTTTCGACAAGAACGACCCAATACTCGGGGCAAATGCTAAGGCAGGTATGCTAGCATCCAACTCAGCTCTTATATCCGGTACCGTTCAAAGGATAGCCGAATATGGCCTAGTAAGCACCGAGGGCAAGAACCTCGGACCGTCCTTGAAGAGTGTAATAGAAGGAGTCGAAGAGGACAAAAACTTCTGGCAGTATGCAGCACAAAAACACAACATCGACCGGGCCAACGAAGGTAAGCCAGTAGACCCAAGCATGACCGCAGCAGACTCAGCGGCGTATGTAGCAGAGCAAGATTCACTACACCCAGAGTATGCAGCAAAGCTAGACAGCATTAGCGCTTGGATTGACAGATTTATGAAGGAATGGGCAGTTAATACAGGAGTCGTCGACGCAGGTACCTATCAAATGTGGAGAGACATGTATCCAAACTACTTCCCTACTTATCGAGAGTTCTCGGACCTTGAGAAAATGTCGAACGGCTCAGGAGCTAAAAAGTTCGTGGACCTTCCTAGCCCAGTCAAAAGAGCAAAGGGCTCGGACCGTGACATAAGTAACCCAGTAGGAAACATCGTTATGCTAGTCAATAAAGTAGTTCGTACAGCTCGGTACAACGAGATAGGACAAGCTTTATTAGAAGGAGTCCGTGCTGGCCAAACAGACCTAGCGGAAGAAATACCGCCTACCAAGGCTATGTTCAACAACTTGGACAACATGGTATCGGTGTGGGAGAACGGTAGACAATCCTTCGTACAGATACACGACGCAGCATTGTTAGAGGCAATCAACGACATGCCTAAGATAATCAACAACGCTAAAGCAGTCAGAGCCGTATCCAACGTATTCAAACGATTGATAACACAAGACAACCCACTGTTTGCTATCCGTAACATCTTTAGGGACATTCCTACGGCGTATATCTATGGGCAACAGAACAACCCACTCAAGTTCCTTGCAAACCTTGTAAAGGCCGGATACGAGTTCTCGACCGATACCGGGGGAGCTAATCTATACCGTAACCTAGGTGGAAACAGCGGAGGGCAATTCAGTGCAGACGAGGCCGCTAAATACGCGCAGTTACTACAACCTAGTTCAGCCTCGATGCTAAAGCTACCTATTAAGGCTATTCACTTCTTCAACGGCCTAACAGAGCAAGCACCACGTATCAGCGAGTTTAACTACGTACTCAAAAAGACTGGAGACGTTCAAAAAGCATTACACGCAGCACAGACAGTGACGGTCAACTTCGCAAGAGGCGGAGATATGACCAAGAAAATGGAGCCATACGTCCCATACCTTAACGCGTCTGTTCAAGGTGTCGACAAGTTCTTTAGCGCTTTCAACTTCAAAAAGGACCCAGTAGGAGCCGCTACAAGGCTAGTAAAGGCCGGTATATCAATAACCTCAGTGCAAGTGGCCTCCTATCTAATGTGCATGTTTGACGACGAGGACAAGTACAAGTCGCTAGACCAAAGAACCAAAGACGCGTACTATCTCTTCCCTAAAGACGACGGTACTTACTGGAAGATACCAAAGTCCCGAGAAGTAGGAGTGCTATTCGGTACATTATTCGAGAGAGCTTTATCTGGTAATTACAAAGGGCTAACTAAAACAGTACTTACAAACTTTACGCCGGTAAATCCTTTTGAGAACAACCTAGCAGCGCCGTTAATATTCAACATACCGGTTAATGAGGACTTTGCAGGGCGTAAGATAATACCGGCAGCTCTCGAGGACCTATCACCTAGGTACCAATTTGACAGCAACACGAGCGAGATAGGCAAGCTGTTAGGCAGACTCACCAACATATCACCTAAGCAGATTGACTACATCATTAGAAGCTACACTGGGGTTATTGGACAATTTGTGCTACCGGCTACGACGAAAAGGTCCGGAGCTGGAAATGCACTCGAGCGTATGACGATAGGCGCCTTCACAGCAGACCCTACATTCAGTTCACAGCATGTGACTGACTTCTACGAACTACGAGACAAGTTCAATACAAAGCAGGCAGACGCTAAGTTCAAAGGCCAAACAACCGATAAGAGGGCTAGCGCATTCAACAAAATATCTTCTACTTTAACCGAGGCCAATCGATACATCAACACGAACCTAAAGGCCGACGACCCTAAAGTCAAGATAATTAAGGACATCATCAATAAGTACCTCGGAAAAGTTAACGAAGATAGCTCCATAGCAGAGCTAAAAAGGATAGAGTATCAGCTATCCGCCGAGTTGTTTAAAAAGGGTGTAAGATAATGTGATATAATGTATTTGCCCATCTTTTTACCCCTTGACCGAGGCGCCTATTCGTAGGCGCTTTAGTTTTTAAAAAAATAGTACTTGACGCATTATGGGTCATATGATATTATAGACAAATCGAAGGGAGGTGGCGATATGGTCACTAAAATGAAGCTAGAAAGAATTAAAAAAGGGCTAACGCAGCACGACTTGGCTCAATTGATGGGGACTACTCGTAAACAAATTTACTTGTGGGAGCGAGAACTATCTATACCTCGTGACGAAAATAAGTCCAAGTTGGACAAAATTCTTAAGGAGGATTAAAAGATGGATTACCAATTAAGCATTAAGGGTAGTGTAATGGAAATGGCAGAGGCGATGAAGGTATTAGCAGAACTGGACGTACGTTTAAAAGCAGAGGCGAAAGCGGACTTAAACCCTGTAACTAAAAGACCAGCGGGTAATGTAGACCAGCACGTACCTACTAAAAAAGCACCCGTAGAGCTTGTAGACAAAAAATCAGCGGTTAAAAACCCACTCGTAGTAGAAGAAGAGCTCGTAGGCCAAGTGTCTATAACAGACGTACCAAACCCTGTTCCAGACCAAGTAGAAATTGTAGTCCCTGTAGTTGTCGAAAAGGCAAACTACATCACCAAAGACTCGGTACGTGCACTCGCTACTCAATTAGTAAGAGCCAACAAGAGTAAAGAGGTCAACGCAGCTATCGTATCCGTTGGCGCTGCTTCAATCTCTAAGGTAGCAGATGACAAGCTAGAAGAGCTACATGCGCTTCTTGCAGCTCTATAATGGGCGACCACGCGCTACTAGGCGCATCAAACGCCGAAATGTGGATTAACTGTCCCGGCTCGGCGCGGTTAAATGAAATATTATCAGATGTGACATCCGAGTACGCTCAAGAAGGTACCCTAGCTCACGAGATATGTGAGCAGATGTTATATTATAATCTCAAGCTGATTACCAAGCAAAAGTTCTACGCTTGGCTCAAGAAGCAAAAAGAGAATCCTCTCTACAACGAAGAAATGGTAGACTATTGTAGCATCTACAATAACTACGTATTAGCTATCAAAGGCGAGGAAGTCTTGATTGAACAACGGTTAGACGCATCCGCGTACATTCCAGAAGGTTTTGGAACTGGAGACGCCGTAGCGGTGGCCGGGAATACGTTACATGTTATCGATTTTAAGTACGGTAAAGGAATCAAGGTTGAAGCTGAGAACAACAGCCAACTCAAGTATTATGCTCTCGGGGCGTTAGGCGCACTCAATATGTTATACGACTTTGAAAACGTCGTCGTACACATCGTGCAGCCAAGACTAGGAGAACCCGTTTCATGTGAATACACTGTAGAAGATATTTTACAGTGGGGTGAAAGCATTAAAGAACAAGCTCAAAAGGCTTGGAAGGGTACGCCAGAGTTCAAGTCCGGTAAATGGTGCCAATGGTGTAAGACCAAGGCAACGTGCGCCACTAGGTTAAGAGAAGAGGTCCAAGAAGCATTCGAGGACGCATTCATTGACCCAGAGGAAATGAAGGACTTGAAACCTAATCAAATATCAGAGGACGAGATACTTTATTGGCTCCCTTTGGTAAAACCAATCACCAAGTTTTTATCGGACCTTGAGTCTTATGCGTCTGAACAGGCCATATCACATGGCAAAACATGGGTGGGTTGGAAAGTAGTAGAGGGCCGGTCAAATCGTGTTTATTCTAATGAGGAGACTGTCAAAGAAACATTAGAAATGTTTGGGGTAGAGGTAGAGTACCTTAAGACCAAGCTAGTAGGCATCACCGAGCTCGAGAAACTGTTAGGTAAGAAGTTGTTCTCAGACCTTGTAGAACCACTACTTATTAAGCCGCCGGGCTCTCCAGTTCTAGTAGTTGAAACCGATAAACGAGAAGCAGTCAAAAACGATGCGGCTACCGCATTCAAGGAGGAGTAACAATGAAAACACGTATTACAACAGGCATTTGCAGAGCATCTTATCTCAACGCAACGCAACCTCGCAGCACAGACGGTGGAATCCCTAAGTACTCCGTACAACTTCTTATCCCTAAGACCGATACAGAAACAATCAAAGCTATCAAAGGCGCTATCGCTAGTGCGTTACAAGTGGACAGAGAGGGAAAGAACCAGTTAAAAGGAATCACTACACCAAAGAATCCTCTTCATGACGGAGACGGCGAAAAACCTAATGGTGGATTATATGGCGACGAGTGCAAAGGCCACTATGTAATGAACGCAAGTTCACGAAATAGACCCGGCTTGGTTGACATCAATAGCAATCCTCTTAACGAGGAACAAGAGTGGTATTCAGGAATTTATGTCAGAGCGGATTTAAACTTTTATGCGTACGCATCATCGGGAAACAAAGGTATCGCATGTGGGTTAAACCACTTGCAGAAACGCCGAGACGGGGAGCCTCTAAGCGGTGCTGGTAGCCCTTCTACAGCTTTCAGTGATGGCTTTGTGGACGAAGAATCAATGCTAGACTAACAATAATGGGTCGCAGAAATGCGGCCCTTTATTAAAATCTTATTGACGCATTATGGGTCATATGCTATGATATAGAAAAAGAAGGAGGACGAAAGATGGTACTAGCAGCTTGCATAGCCCTAGCCGGGGCGATTTCAATCGGGGCACTTAGAAAAGAGCTCCATCAACGACGACATAGAGAGAGGAATCCTCATACACGTTTTTGGATAACAATACTCTATCTCGTAATGGCCATATTCTTGGCTACACTGTTCCTATCAGTGACCTACGTAATATCTCGAGGAGATATGACCGGACCCTTATTCGTATTCATAATCGCATTACTATTTTGGAGGTAGACACATGAGAATCGATGCAATATTTTATCCTAATGTATTTGTAGCAGATGAAGAGGGCAGACTAACACAACATACGGCTGCTGACTTCCACGGGCCCATAAAACTTAATGCTGAGGTTGTAAGAGGCGACGACGGAAAATACACCGTAATCCCCGGTGACAACGAGTGTCCGAATGGAGTGTGCCCCGTACGATGACAAGAGCAGAGGTAAGAAGGGCAGAACGTGAAAAGAAACGAGGCGAAGCAGTATACCACATTAGCACCGCAGAGCTTGAAAAAATCAAAATGGATGTTACCCAAGATGCGGTAAACAAGGCCATAGACATAGCGCTTGCGCTACCCATACTGGCCATACGGGATGAATTTAAGTTTGGAGAGGTTAGGCTACAGCGAGTACTCGACAGAGTAGCGGATTTAAAAGATTCAATGAAACGTGGCTATGTGTCACTAGATGACTTACTCGATACACTCGAGGAAGAAACGGGAATAAGATTAGGAGGCAATCATGACTAAAGTGGAAATTAGAAAAGCAATAGAGGCTATGAGAACCAAGAAGCTAGAATCAATAGAGAAAACGTTCGACCAAGTGCTCGCAGTTCAATCGGACAGCGTTATAGACAATGCAGTGGGCGACGAGCTAAAGGACTTTTACGAAGCAGCAGGCAGACTACGTGTCAATAAGGACTTTAGAGACTTTGTCGACGCGCTCCTAGTGCTAGACAACGACGTATACGCGTGTGGCTTAAAACATGACAATAGCTACAATACAGACATCCTTATCCGTACTCTACAGGCCGTAATGCTCGGCACATACACCTATTATATACGTGTGAAGTTTACTGGAAATGAACCGTTTCCAGTGTCCTACAGGGCTGCTGTGGCGAGTACAAATGAGGAGTATGACAAGCTGCTAAGGTTACTAAGTTCTGTTAGCACTAAAGAGTTTGTGGGCATAGCAGAGTTGAATGGTATCGAGTTTCCCAAAGTAGAAATGAACATCAATAAAGAGCTGCTATGAAAATTAAATGTGTATCGTGTAAGGGAGCCGGGTATTATATTCATCGAAAATGTGGAGCTTGTGAAGGCAAGGGCTACATTAAAGTGAAAAAGACTTGGACTTGGATATCCTGCGCGTCGCTTAGTGACGCAAGAAAAACGATGGGTATTTGTGCAACGGAAGCTGATGCTACCCAGTTAAAGCTTGGAGTCAGTGGAACTACTTACGGATTTTGGCATAGATAGTGCTGCGTAAACGCATGATATGGAGAAAGGATAACAGTATATGAAAGAACTATGCTTCACCTACAATGTGGTTGACTTAGTCAGAATTACATTACAAATTTACATTGATAATCACAATGCTGAAATCGATAATAAAGCGATATTATTTGCAAATAATAAAGTAGCTTATCACTTATTAGACGATAAATTCATTGAAAAATTGCTTGAACAATGGTCTTTAGACAATAACGGCGAAACAACTTTATTTAAAGCAAAGAATAAAGACCAAGAGCAATTATGGAATTATATATTTAAAAGCGATTTATATGCGAAGGAATTAAATAAACAATATCGTCACGGATACGGTGGTACAGGGGTATATGATTTAACTACTGATAGATTTATTCCTTGTAAGTTTTCTGAACATTATCAAACAATAAAATCAATTTTAGAAGAAGACCATCATGATTTATGGGAAAAGCATCAAGATTTTGTATATGGCAAAGTAAAAAACACAGAAGATGTAGACGATTTTATTTTAACTAAACTTCTTTTGATTGGGAAAAATTGCAATCAAGATTTTTATACCTTATCTGAAAGAAAATATTAACGCATAATTGTCACAAATTGCGAAGGAGGTAAAACAAGATGGAAGTAGCAAAGCAGACTAAGACAGACGACGCTATCGCGTTATTAAAAGGACGACTACACCTTGTAGAGGTTAAAAAGAATGGTCACATCCGAGTAAATGGGTGCGATTTCTGGTGTACATCGGAAAAGTTCTACAACCCAAAAACAGACCAGAGAGGGACCGGCCTACGGAACTTCATTAAAATGATAGAGGAGACTAACTAATGGAAGTTATAGAGTTATTCGCAGGTATTGGAAGTCAAAGAAAAGCCCTAGAGCGCATAGGTATTGAACACGAGTGCCGTATATCTGAGTGGGAGATAAATGCTATCATATCCTACGACGCTATCCACACAGACGACGGGGTAGACCTATCGGTCAACTTGAATAAGGCACAGATACTTAAGGAGCTAGGGCCCTTTACATTCTCGTCGGACGGTAAGTCGGCGTGTTCTATCTCTGGGATACCTGAGAAGCGTTTAAGGCAGTTGTACAACGCCAATAAACGCTCTCGTAACCTAGGAAGCATCCTGAGTATTGAACACCCTCCTATGTGCGATTTACTTACGTACAGTTTCCCTTGTCAGGACGTGTCAGGAGCTGGCAAAGGAGCTGGTTTGGCAAAAGGCTCCGGTACGCGTTCTGGGTTACTGTGGGAGGTAGAGAGGTTGTTGATAGACTATAAAGCCCGAGGTATATTGCCTAGATACCTACTTATGGAAAACGTCAAGAACCTCGTAGGGAAGCAGCACAAGCCTGACTTTGACAAGTGGCTCAAGTCACTAGAGGAGATAGGCTATAAGACTCGTTGGGCTGTGCTCAACGCCAAGAATCTGGGAGTACCTCAGAACAGAGAGAGAGTTTTCGCGGTATCTACGTTGTACGATAACGACTTCCAGTGGCCAGAGACCTTTGACAATGGATTAAGGTTGAAAGACTTTTTAGAGGACTCCGTCGACGAGAAATACTACTTAAGTGGGGAAAAGGCCGACAAGGTCATACTGGCCATAGGGTCTATTGAAGAACCAACGGGTATTGATTTGAGTGTAAACTCGCCAGAGTTACGGGAGTTTGCTAACTGTATATCCGCGCGTCAGGACCGTGGCATATCTAATCACAAACAAGAAGGTACAGGAGTGGTCGTCCGAGAAGCCACTAAGCAAGGGTATGCAATAGCCTACGCGGGCGACAGTATAAACCTAGAGCAGCCTAATTCTAAGACCCGAAGAGGAAGAGTAGGCCACGGAGTGTCACAGACACTAAATACAAGTTGCGAACAGGCGATAATAGAATTAGCTAAGTTGAACCCGAACAGGCATTCAAGTGTAATGAACAGTGTCGTAGACCCCAATGGTATATGCGCCTGTCTCGATACGATGAGTGGTGGGAACAGGGAGCCAAAGACTATAGAACGTGCACCCTTAAAGTTCTTGAACAGAAACGGAAAGCAGACGGATGGTGATTATGCCTTTTGCGTAGACACGGCTCAGACTGGTGGAGTTAAAGAAACAACTATATGCGTAGACGATACTCAGGGGTTTGACGGCGTTAGGCTATACGACGATGAGATACCGGCACAAAGGAGCCAAAGAAACGGTTTAAAGGTTATTACCAAAACAAGGATACGTAAGCTAACGCCTAAAGAGTGTTGGCGGTTGATGGGATTCGACGATGTCGACTTCGAGAAGGCCGAGAAGGTAAATTGCACTAGCCAACTATACAAACAAGCTGGAAACAGCATCGTAGTAGACGTTTTAGAGCACATATTCATCAATGTACTAAAGGAAGAGCTAGAAATACAAGAAATGCTGAGGTGATACAGATGGAGCTACACATTGACCTTGAGACATATAGTTCAATTGACCTATTAAAGTTTGGGGTCCACAAGTACGTGGACTCCCCCGACTTCGACATACTTCTCTTCGCTTCGGCGTTTGACGACGAGCCGGTAGAAGTACTAGAGCCAGCCTACGAGGACATCGAGTGGGTTATACCACATCTATTGGACCCGGCCATCACGAAGGTGGCTCATAACGCGTCCTTCGAGATAGCGTGTCTACAAAAGTATTTTAACATCGAGCTAGACGTACGACAGTGGGTATGTACCGCCGTTCAAGCGTCGGAAATGGGTTTACCTAGGAGCCTAGGCGAGTTATCCAATGTATTGAAGTTATCAGAGGACAAGGCCAAGAAGTCTATAGGCCGAGCTCTTATCCGTTATTTCTGTGTGCCGTGCAAGCCTACGAAGGTCAACGGTCACCGCACACGTAACATGAGCTGGGATGACCCGGTCAAGTGGGAGCAGTTCAAGGACTATTGCTCCTTTGACGTAGAGGCCGAGAGAGCTATTGGCCAGAGATTATTACAGACTGTAGATTCAGAAAAAGAGTTATGGTACCTAGACCAACGCATTAACAACAGAGGAGCACACATTGACCTAGACCTAGTTAAGTCGGCCATAACCATTGTGGACCAGATGAAAAAACGTCTTACAAACGAAGCCATGAACTTGACCGGGTTAAACAATCCTAACTCCGTAAAGCAGTTGGCGACGTGGCTTAATGAAGAGTTCGACGACGAAGATATTACCACTGTTACAAAGGATGAAGTTAAAAGATTAATAAAAATAACCGACGACGACATCGTCACTCGAGTACTGGAAATACGCCAAGAGCTCGGTAAAACAAGTGTCAAAAAGTACAATGCGCTACTAGGTGCTACTTGCGAAGATGGCCGGATACGTGGTACTCTATTATTCTACGGAGCAAACAGGACCGGGCGTTGGGCGGGTCGGGTATTCCAGCCACAGAACTTGCCTAGGAACTATTTAAAGGACATTGACATGGACAGATGGATGGCCAAGAATACCTCCTACGACACGATGAACATGCTTTACGGCTCGGTAGCCGATACCTTGAGCCAACTCATACGTACTACAATTATTCCATCTAAAGGTAATAAGCTGGTCATCGTAGACTATTCCGCTGTGGAGGCCAGAGGCCTTGCGTGGATGGCCGGCGAGGAGTGGAGGCTCAATGTATTTAAGACGCACGGTAAAATCTACGAGGCGTCGGCAGCAGCAGCCTTCAAAGTACCGATAGACTCCATCGACAAGCACTCCCCGTTAAGGCAGCAAGGGAAGGTACTCGAACTGGCGTGTGGATACGGTGGGAGTGTAGGGGCCATAGCGGCTATGGACTACGCGAACGCGATACCCGAGGACAAGCGTAAGTCGATGGTATACGCTTGGAGAGACGCTAGTCCGGCCATAGTGAGGTTTTGGTGGCAAGTGGATGAGCTGGCAAAGGCTGCGGTAGAGAATCCTAACACGACGTACCGATTAAGGAACTTAGCGTTTCGACGAGAAAAAGGATTCCTATTTATCACACTACCAAGCGGTAGACGGTTAGCCTATCCTAGACCGATGATGCTGCCTGACGATAAGTTCGGCGGAATGAAGTTGACCTACGAAGGCCAAGACCAAAAAACTAATAGGTGGGGGCGCATCGATACCTACGGTCCAAAGCTAGTGGAAAACATCATACAAGCCCTTTGTAGGGATTTACTCGGCTATGGGTTACAACAACTCGAGGCTGAGGGTTACGAGGTTATAATCCACGTACACGACGAGGCAGTCGTCGATTGCCCGATGGACGTATCCGTGGGAGCAGTGGAAGAGATATTTGCACGCAAGCCCGAGTGGGCAAAAGACATGCCACATCGAGCCGATGGGTTCGAGAGTTCATTTTACAAGAAGGATTAGCTTATGAAAAGTTGTTATCAATGCCCCAAACGTTACCCAGCTTGTCAAGATAGTTGCCCAGAGCACTTGGCCGAGAAGGCCGAGGTTGCTAGGATGGCCGAGCTAAAGAGATTAGCTCAGGCCCAATACCGGGCCAAGACACCTAAACGCTTTACATCGAATGTAATTAAAAGTCCAAGGAGGATATGATATGAACGTTAGATTAAACAGCAAGTACAATCTTAGAACAGACCCAAACAACTTTATTTTAGAAAAGGTTGGAATCAACAAGGACGAGAACTCCGAGGGCTTCGGAGAAGAGACACTAAGCGGAGCCAGATATTATCAAAATTTAGAGGATGTACTATTAGCGGTATTGAAATTCAGGCTACGGGACACGGACGCTATAACGTTAGAAGCGTTAGTGCTCGAGATTAAAGATATTAAAGAGGAAATACGCACTATTATGGGAGATTTACCAATAAGTGATTTTCGGAGGTAGTTATGTTAACAGTATATCAAGGTTTAAGACGTACCGACACGCACTGGAAGCCTCACTCATATGAGTGGGACAAGTTCGTAGACCGGTTGCGGAATCCAGCTCGTACGAGTGAGACCGTGGCCGAGTACCAAAAGATGTCTAGGGATGACAAAGGTAAAGCTAAGGACGTCGGAGGTTTCGTAGGAGGCGCGCTTCGTAACGGAGAGCGCAAGAAGGGTAGCGTCCAGATGCGTAGCATGTTATCCCTAGACGCGGATAATGCTAATATGGGGCTACTCGATTCTTTCAGAGCTCTTGGCTACGCAGGCGTGGTCTATTCCACTCATAGTCACACAAGTGCAGCTCCTAAGCTCCGATTAATCATCCCTCTAGCTACACCTATCTACGCTAGCATGTATCCAGCGCTTATCAATTACTTTGCATGTCTACTAGGTGTAGAGCAGTTTGACCCTACGACGGACGAGGCACATAGGCTTATGTATTGGCCGTCGTGCCCTCAAGACGGTGAGTATGTGTTTGAAGAGTTCAAAGGTGGCCATGTCGACGGTACGGCTCTTATGGAGCTGCATCCCGAGTGGTTAGACGCGTCAATGTGGGTGCTATCAGAAAAGAAACGTAAAAGCCACATCGGTGCTGATAAGGCCGAGGACCCTAGGACCAAGAAGGGTATCGTAGGAGCATTTTGTAGAGTGTACGACATCAGGGCCGCGATTGATACCTTCCTGCCTGACGTGTATGTAGGCGGTAGCGAGGGTAGGTACACCTACGTAGACGGCTCAACGGGTAATGGTGTCGTGGTGTATGAAGAGACGTGGACCTACTCCCATCATGCTACGGACCCATGCGGCGGTAGACTGTGTAACGCTTGGGACCTAGTGCGGATACATCTGTATGGAAAGCTCGACGAAAAGGTTAGCGAGAACACGGCGATATACAGCTTGCCATCACACCTAGCTATGACCGAGCTTGTAGGTGAGTTGCCTGACGTCGTGCAAGAGGTTGCCATGGCAGCTATGGCTGAGGCGTCGGCGGTATTTGGAGAGGACGACCGGGAGTGGTTGCGTAAGTTGACCCTAGACCGTAAAGGTTTTATATCAGATACAATCAAAAATTGTTTGACCATAATATTGAACGACGCTAATCTTCGAGGCGGTATCAAGTACAACGAACTGAAAGACCGGATATTCGCATCCCCAATGTTGCCATGGCGTAATGGGGTCGGTGGTAGCTGGTCCGATGCCGACGTGAGTCGACTGTTTATGTATTTCGAGGAAAACTATCACTTGACGAATAGAAGCAGTATAGCAGCGGCCCTATCTGGCAGCATGTTTGACAATAGGTTTCATCCCGTTAGGGATTACCTTGATGGGCTAGAATGGGACGGTGTGGCTAGGATAGATACAATGCTTATTGATTACCTAGGAGCCGAGGATAACGAATATACTCGAGCTGCTACCCGGAAATGGATGTGCGGCGCCGTGGCCAGAGCCATGACGCCCGGTATCCAGTTTGACCACATGTTATTACTTGTAGGACCTCAGGGCACGAAGAAAACAACTCTCCTTCGTACGCTTTGCGGTGAGGAGTGGTTTACCGACTCCCTTAATTCGTTATCATCCGGGAAAGACTCGGCGGAGCAAGTGAAGGGTTACTGGGTTGTCTGTATGGACGAGCTATCGGCTATAAAGAAGTCATCCGAGGAGCAGGAGCAGATTAAAAACTTTTTGACTCGTAAAGTCGATAGCTTTAGACCAGCGTATGGCCACTACGTGCTAGATAACCCTAGACAGTGTGTCTTTTGTGGGACAACTAACGAGGATACGTTTTTAAAGGACCCTACAGGCTCTAGGAGGTTTTGGCCGGTCAGAGTTGATGGAATGAACGAGGAAAGATGGAAAACCTTTAATCGGGACCAATTATGGGCTGAGGCCGTAACCTATTTTAGGCTAGACGAGCAATTGTACTTTGACGACGATATGGCCAAGCTAGCTCAGAACATTCAGGCTAGCTATACCGAGGAGGAAAGTCTCGTAGGTATTGTGACAGACTTTATTAGTACCCCGATACCTAAGAACTACTACGAATGGACTCCAGCGGAGCAATCTATCTGGTATCACGAGGGCGCAGCAGGCGGTACCGAGATACGGAGCGTTATATCCGCGATAGAGATACATTGTGTACTAAACAAAGGGCAGCTAACAGACTTCCCACGTAAGAAGCAATACGAATTAAATAACGTGCTACGCGGTATGAAAGACCTATTGGAAAGCCGGGGCAAATCTTGTCGTTATCCATCCTATGGGAAGCAGCGCGTTTGGGAAATTTTAAGGAACAAGAATTAAGGAACAAGGTATTTTTGGAACAAGCGTAAAAATGAAAATTGGAACGTAAAATTTTCGTTCCAATTTTCGTTCCACTCTTGTTCCGTCAACAAAGCCACCAAATCCACTATACTATAGTAAGCTGGAACAAGGAACAAGAATATATATATAAAGATATAAGTACATATATACCTTGTTCTAGGGTATGGGGAAATATAAAAGGGGGTATTATTACCTCTATAGGAAAAGCTGTTCCGCTTGTTCCCTTGTTCCACAGGAGGTAAAAATGCTAGAAAAAGCTATCGAGGCTAGGCTACGAAAAAAGCTAACAGGTCTGTTTTTAAAATTTGTTAGCCCCGGATGCACAGGCGTGCCAGACAGGATACACATACACCAAGGTAAGGTAGTATTCATAGAACTAAAACAACCTAACGGTGTTCTATCACCTAGACAAGTCTATATGATAGAGCAGCTACGAAAAGAAAAAGCTAATGTGATTGTCGTAGCTTCCAGCGAAGAGGCCGACAGATACATAGAGGAGGATAAAAGATGGAGTTCAAGCCACACGGATATCAACAAAAAATGATAGACTTCATAGGCAAGGGCAGCCCGGTAGCATTATGGGCGGACATGGGTCTAGGGAAAACAGTTACAGTGCTGACGGCCATAAATGAAAGAGTGTTTGACAAGTGTCTACCCACAAAGGTACTCGTACTAGCTCCCAAGCTAGTGGCTGAGGAGACTTGGCTAGCAGAGCAGCAGAAGTGGGACCACTTAAGGTTTTTGAAAGTTGCAGTCGTAGCAGGTACGCCAGCTAGACGTCGTAAGATACTCGAGGAGCGCCACGACGTGTATGTCATGTGCCGTAACAATATAACGTGGCTTATGTCAGAGTACATCAAAGTCAAGAATGGCAAGTGGACCTTCTCGAGGCCGTGGCCATTCAATGTGGTAGTACTCGACGAGAGCAGCGCATTCAAGAATCCGACTGGGTCATGGTTTCGTACAATGACTAAGATACTAAGAGCAGGTCCACAGATAATCGAGTTGACCGGGACGCCGTCTCCCTCTAATCTTGGGGACTTATGGGGTCAGGTATATCTACTCGATAAAGGGCTCAGGCTCGAGAATGGTATAGGTAAGTTCAGAAACAAGTACCTAGAGCCAGATAAGATGGGTCCTAACGGTATCGTGTACTCCTACAAGGCTAGACCGTTGGCGTATGAGGCAGCTATGATACGATGCGCGGATTGCTGTTTAAGTCTTAAGGCGGAGGACTGGTTGAAGATGCCAGATAGGATAGACAATATCATTAAGGTGGACATACCTAGAGACTTTTATGAGACATTCAAACGAGATTCGGTCATAGGAGACGTTACAGCCGGTGACCCAGCACAAATGGTCAATAAGTTACTCCAGATAGCCAATGGACGTGTTTACGACGTCGATAGGGGTATTGTAGAGGTACACGACGCGAAAATAGAAGCACTAAAAGAGATAGTCGATGGGAAACCTATACTTGTGTTCTATAATTTCATTCACGATAAGGACGCGATTATGGCAGCATTTGACTTTGCCGAGGAGTTAGATGTTAAAAGATGGAATACGGGTCAATGTAAAATGATGCTAGCACATCCAGCGTCGGCGGGTCATGGCCTTAACCTACAAGGTGGAGGTAATATCATCGTATGGTATGGCGTACCCTACAACCTAGAGTGGTACCAACAGGCCAACGCGAGACTTTACAGACAAGGACAAAAGGAGCCGTCAGTGATTATACATCACCTCATAGCGGCAAATACCGAAGAGGAAAAGGTAGTTGAAGCTCTAACACGTAAAGATACCAACCAACGCATCGTGTTAGACTCTGTCAAGCTATGACGCCGGCGCAAATGGTGTACCTCCATCGTAGGGGACACACCCTAGATAAGATAGCTACTAAGTCAGGGCTATCTAGGTATCAGGTACATAGAGCCATTGTAAAAGAACGATGGAAGCAAGGCGAGGTTGTTATTTCGGAGGTAGAGCTGCGTAAGATGGTTAAGGATGGATTGACCGTCAGACAGATGGCCGATAAACACTTGTGTTCGATAGGATGTATATCAAAAAAGATAAAAAAATACGGGGTCAAAGTTCGACCCCGTGGAAATCCTAATTTATGATATAGACCTAATCTTTAAGGTAGTAGGCAGCATATCGGCCTAACTCGTTGTTGCAGCATTTGTAGCTATTAATAAATTTATCGAAGTCGCCTTCGACTTTGTGGGCCATTATCCAAGCGTTTTCTACCCTAGTTTTACAAGGTAGCACCCATACAGACTTTCCGGCTTTGTGCGCCTTACGTGCTGTAGTTTTAAATACTTTCATATAATCCTCCTTCTAAGTCAGCCTCATACTGTAGGGCAGACTCTATTTCTATTGGTGTATCTCCTCTATCAGCGAACTCAGGATAAGGGATGAACTCGTCTAGGATGAAGATACCTACTTCTACAGGGTAACCGGACACCCTAACATTAATAACTTTTGGAGCAGGATAGGTCCTAGAGTAATTTATCCCACATATTGACATGTGGGAGGTTTTCTCTGGGGCCTTTGTGTTACGTGCGAATGTCTCGGCCTCGTCGAGTGTCTTAAACGAATGGCTCTCTAATTTCTCAAAGCTAAAATCCCAGTACGATAGTCTCATCACTTTTTACTCCTCCTCTTCGCACATATCCAACAAGTAGAGCTCTACGCTTGTAGCGGCTTCATCAACAGCGTTGTAATAATGGTTTAAAAACGCGTTGATTATTTGCCTTTTCATGTTTTGGGTCATATAAATTCCTCCTACGTTTCGAGCCCGTCGGCTATATAAAACCATCGGAGGGAGTCGAACCCTCCCAGACCATTATGGTTAACAAGATGCTACTATATAATTATTTTTTAAATCAAAGGATAGCACGAAGTAATTATTTGAATTAATATCTTCCACTTGGTAATTTCCAAGAAATTCGGTAACTATCACATCTGTGTCGGATAACGCCTTGAACATGTGCACTATTCTTTTAACCGCTTGTTCTAGGTTGTCAAAAGCCCTACCGTCTAAATATCTCCTAGTATCATTGAAATTCATTTTGTTTTCCTCCTTCGAAACTATCAAATTAACAACATCATAGCATATGACGCATAATGCGTCAATAGCTATTTATTGCAAAATGGAAAATATTTTTAGAGTATAATCAGAGGTACCATAAAGGAGGCGGTTTATCGATGGAAAAAGAGTTTGGACGCTACAGAATTAAGAACGCACAAGATATGCAGCAGCGTGTCGACGCATACTTTCGCGCATGTGATACAAACATGGAAACGAGGCTCGTCGGTACGGGAATGAACGCTGCAATTATGACTGTTCCAGAGCCTAAGACCTACACATGGACAGGCCTTGCGCTGGCAGTTGGATTAACCAGTCGAACAGCTTTACTCAATTACTATAACAGAGACGAGTACCACGAAGTATTGCTCGAAGCCAAGATGCGCATTAAGGACCAATGGGAAGGAAAGCTAGCTAGGTTAGGTAATAATAGTGGGGTTATATTCAACTTAACCAACAGTCAGGACGCTGAGGACACATGGTCCAATAAACAGGACGTTAACTTAGGAGGACAGCCAGACAACCCAGTAAAGGTAGAATCACAATTAAGCATAGAGCAGCTACGCAAGATTAAAGAGGTGTTGGGAAATGGACCCGTATAATATCAATGATGTGTCAGAGGAGCTAGCGCGTCAGAGCTATTGGGATTATGTAGAGTATGTACATGAGGGTAGATGGTTACCGGCTACATACCTTCTCTACGCCTGCAACATTGTGCAGGACTTTATAGAGGGAAGGCTAGGACCGGCTAAAATACTTTGCATATCAATGCCTCCACAGCATGGCAAGTCGATGTCACTGACAGAGACACTACCGAGCTGGTATATCGCCAAGTATAAGACCAAGCGAGTTATAGAGATTAGTTACTCCGAGGACTTTGCCCAAAAGTTTGGGCGTAGGAATAGAGAGAAGGTATCAAGGTTTGGCTCTAAACTATTCGGAGCGCAGCTTTCTAAGTCTACCCAGAGTATGACCGAGTGGGAGCTTGAGAACGGCGTAGGAGGTATGCTATCCCGGGGGTTAGGCGGAGCTATAACAGGAAACCCAGCAGACCTTATCATCATTGACGACCCAGTTAAAAATCGACAAGAGGCAGAGAGTGAAGTCTATCGCGAGCGGGTATGGGATGAATGGCTCAATTCTATACGCACGAGGCTGCAAGCTCAAGGCCTTGTAATCATTGTAATGACACGATGGCACGAGGATGACCTAGTAGCACGTATCCTCAAGAATGAGGGCGACCGAGCTATGTACATCAACATACCGTGCGAGGCGGAAGAGGACGACCCACTATTTCGCGAAGTAGGCGACGCGCTAGGTGTAGAGCTAGGCAAGGACAACGAATGGCTCAAGGAGTTTAAAAAGGTTTACCTCACAAAAGAAGGCTCGAGAGTGTGGAACTCTCTATTTCAGGGTAGACCAACAGCAGCAGAGGGAAATATCTTCAAGCGTGCATGGATGCGGTATTACCCAGAGCGTTTAGAGTTTTACGACGAGTATATCCAGTCATGGGACTGCGCGTTCAAGGACGAATCAGACTCAGACTTTGTAGCAGGCCAAGTATGGGGGAGGAGAGGAGCTAACTACTATCTACTCGATAGGGTAAAAGAGCGGATGAATCTACCAGAGACATGCTACGCAATAGAGCAAATGACATCCAAGTGGCCTAAGACGTCGGCCAAGCTAGTAGAGGACAAGGCCAATGGACCAGCGGTCATCCAGATATTACAGACACTCATACCCGGGCTTATACCTATTAACCCGGACGGAGGCAAGGTAGCTAGGGCCAATGCGGTGTCACCATCCTTTGAGTCAGGCAACGTGTATCTACCGGATGCAAGCATAGCACCTTGGGTAGTGGAATATGTGGACGAGCTATGTGCCTTTCCTAATGGCACGAATGACGACGAGGTGGATGCTACGACGCAGGTACTCAATAGGCTTATGTACTATAGCAACCTAGGCCAAGAGCCACAAGGTCCTCCACAGAATCATGAGGAGGCTCTACAACGTAGAGTGCAGGAACAAATAAAGCATTTGACCAACAAGAAGAGAGGATTGACGCAGATATGATAGAGGCAGTAGCAATCGTAGCTTTAACGGGTGTTATACTCATACAACAGAGGTTTATAGGAAAGCTGCTCGACAGAGTGCAGGCCAAGGACTTTCCGGAGTACAAAGCACTAGAAAAGAAACATAAGGTACCAGAGCCAAAGGCTCCCAAGGAAGAGTTAGAACAATTATAGGAGGATATCATGAAAGAGAAAAGTTTATATCTGTACAGAGCAGAGCAGGGCAACGTCCATACGTACGTAGTGGCAGAGGACGACGCAGGCGCTCAAGCAGCGGCAGCCGAAAAGCTACCAATACTCGCGGTCATCGGATGCGGCGTAGAGTGCATCAACGAAGTAGACGGCTTTAACATCATACCTAAAAGCATATTAGACTAGGAGGGTAGCCAATGGACCAGACAACAAAACAACTAGAACGCGTAGCGCTAGTGGATGAACGGTCAAAGCAGGGCGAGCACTCAGACGAGGACATCAACTCGTATAAGCAGCTAGCCTACTACACCGGTAATCAGTGGATAGCCATGAACAAACAGACCAAGACGATAGTACCTCTACCAAAGGAGGACTACCAAGTGCAGTACGTGGCGAATCGCATCATGCCCTCAGTGCGTACGGAGCTAGCCAAGGTAATGCGTAACAAACTAACAAAGAAGGTCATACCAGCTACGACCGAGGATGCAGATGTGCGCGCAGCACGCCTTGCCGAGAAGGTGGTAGAGTGGTTAGAGTACGACCTCAAACTACAGGAAATCGATGAAGAGGCCATTATGTGGACACTAGTCACACGTATAGGCTTCGTTAAACCAGTGTGGAACCCTAACAAGGGCGTTATCATAGCTACAGAAGATGGAAAGCAAATCAAACAAGGTGATGCAGACATCGAGGTCCTAAACCTATTCGAGCTCAAGTGGGACAAGTCGGCTAGCAAGTGGGA